AAAGAAATATAAAACTAGTGTAGCTGCAATCAAAGCATTAAATACAAGCATAAAAAACATCAATTTAATTTATGCAAATCAAAAAATCCGAGTAAAGTAAATCAGTTGAAAAAGCCCTTCTCATTTTGAGAGGGGCTTTTATTCCCAAGGTGCTTTCCAATCCTCAAAAGCTACGCGTTTTTCTTTAACTAACACCGCTTGAAGTCCAGCAGTTATATCATGCTCTGCATTATACTTTACGCTTTTTATTTCAATATCATAAGGATATTCTCTGCGCACACTGTCAAACCACCGATAAGCTACTCTCACAGCTTCTAAGTCTGGCTTAATAGCAAACTCCAATTCATCCACTCCAAAGCTTGCGCGTCGCTGTCCTACATCTCCACTACTAGTCCAGTATTCCATTTCTATAACGATTTTCATATTAGTTTACCTCAAGCACATGTTCAATTTGTTTTAATTGTTGTGGACTCAAATATCCCTTTTTATACGATTCTAAAAAAATACTTATAATTTCTGTTTTCCCATCTTCATTTTCCTGTGGTGTGATATTTGCGTGTTGGCAATAGCGAATTAATTGTTGTGTCAGCTGCATGTGAAAGAATCGCTCCTTTAGATAATTTCCATTTTCCATATTTTTATTTAAGTATAACAGCACATTCGTTCGTTTTAAAGTATAACGAGAACGTTTGTTCTGGTATAATTAAAATTAATTACAAAAGGAGGTCAGATTAATGGAAAGGTTGTTACAATTATCTAAAGAAAACCAAACCGTTATTGAAATGATTTATATGAACGATTCCAGCAAGGTTACACAACGTTTATTTAAGGTGTTAGAGATACACGAGACTTATTTTGTTGGGTATTGTTACTTACGCAAAGGGAAAAGGTTTTTCAAAAAGGATAACGTGCTTTCCATTGATTTAGTCCGTAACCGTTATAAAGGAGCATGACTATGGCAAATAACTATCCAGATTACTATCAAACGCGCCAGGAACGTGCTGAAGAAAAAGAAAAGGAATTACTATCTGTTATAGAAAAGTGGTTCTTAGAACACCAATATGCGCCATCTGTAAAGCAATTAACAGATGCAATTGGATTTCGGTCTACAAGCACTACTCATAAATACTTAAAAAGATTGAAAGATAAGGGTGTGCTCACCTGGAGAGAAAAGCACGTTCGGACTTTGAAGATAAAGAAGAAGGCCCTGTAAAAATACAGGGCTTATTTTAACCTAAGAGGAGTTCCTGAATTCAATGTTATGGATTTCTTTTGTTTTGCTTTTTCTATACTTCCCTTTAAGTCGTGAATACTCTTTACGCAGCTTATTTTAAAAGGATAATCGTTGCTTTGAAACTGTAAATTTTGTTTTCCTATGATTAATACATTAGGGAAAGGGTCTAAAAATCCTTGTTCATAAAACGATACGTATTTATCAATCTTCTTATATAGCATATTTGCCGTGTACAGGCTGTTTTGGCACTCTATAAACCATATCTTCCCCAACCACTCGGCAAAGCCGTCAGGGATAAATTGAGCATGTTCTAGCTTGCGCTCAACTTCAAAAGAAGTAACCTTTCCATATTTATTCATGTCTATAAAAGTATTTGCAATTAGAAGATAATGATCTAACTTTTGCGAGTCCGTTTTAATTGGTGATGGTTTGAGGAAATATAAATAGGGAGAGAATCTATTGTCCGTATTCGCAACAATATAACCGTCTGTTCTAAGGCGCTTTAGAACACGATTTGCAGTTTGTATAGGGTTAGCAAGGTTGTGGAAATGAAGCTCAGCTATCATTTTTGAGTCAAGAACCTTAAATTTTTCTAATGATGCCAGTATCTCTAAATCACGCTTTCTCATGATGTAACACTCCTATTCAAATAAACTATCGAGGTCATTGGTTTTAATTTCATTAATGGTGTCGCTCACGTTTTTTACAGGTCCTTTTGGAATACAAAAAGGATCTAATAACTTCTTTGCTTCTTTAATGTCTAAATAAGGAGATTGTAGTTCATACATTTGGTCGCTGTTCATGATGAACCTTCCCTCCAAGTCAATTTTTTCGGCACCTGGAGTATTAACTATCCCTGCTTCGATACGATCACGAAGCTTAAAGCCCATCGATACAGTTAAATTAGCACGGATTGTAGTATCTAATATTTTACTGGATGGTCTTTGCATAGATAAAATGGCAAACACTCCAAGGGTACGACCAATCGCAACGATTTCTGTTAAAATCTCCATTACTTCCTCACTCTTACGCAACATGACAAATTCATCTATGCAGACAACGATATAAGGTTTTTTATGTTCGGTCGGCAATTCATCTATGTGCGCAACCTCATACATTTCTGTTAGGTTGCTGCGCTCATCTAATTCCCTTTTAATATGATGGAGCATCCTTATAATATCTTTCGTATTACTGTGAACGCATTTCACACTTTCTACATTTCGGAAAATGTGAAATTCGCTTTTTTTACAGTCTGCTAAGTACAACTCAAGCTCATGTGGTTTTTTGCACAGTATCATCGTGCTGAGGACTGAGCGCAACTGAGTTGACTTACCGGAACCTGTTTCACCAGCAATTAAAATATGTGGTCTTTTAGTAAGGTCAAAGGAAACATACTCTCCATGCCGATTCTTACCTGCTATAATGCCGAGCTTAAGTTTTTTAACAAGAGGATATATTTCATCAAAGTTATAATCATAGGTTTCTTTAAAATCCTTTTTATAGGCAACCAGTGTAAAGTTTTTTAAGTCTCCCTCAATCTCAATTCCCTTACCAAACATCTGGCCAAATACAAATGCCTTCTTTTTCATTTCTGCAGGGTCCATTCCAACTAAAAGAGAAAAAACAATTTCTACAAGGTCTTGCTCAACCTTTACAGAATGTATTTTAGGATAAGCATAAACTTTTCTTGTGCCTAACATGGACTCAAAACATAAGCCAGCTCTTCTAAAACAAGTTTTCAATTTTGATTTAACCATCATCTTTTGAAAGTGAGGTTTTAAGGTATCAATCATACGAACCTCCTTAGAATGTTTTGACTATCCCAAGATATAGGAATAGATAAAAGGCTGTAGGGAAAAGGAATTTCATAGTGGTATCTATACCATCTGCTATTACTTCATTGCCAGTGGAACGGAAATAATATTCGGCTGCTATGGATAGCGCAGCAACTGCGAATACAGAAAACACAACTAGGAATGGTTCTGCAAAATGGGGGCTAAAAAAAGTGGAGTGGGTGATATCAATTCCGGCAATACCATATATTTTTATAGGGTGTGCTTGAGTTATTTCTGCTTGCTGGGGAGCGGCTAGAAATTCTCTTAAAGAGTACACCTTTTTCTTTTGAGGGAACCACAACATAACAGTATCCTCCTTTCAGAAATTAATAAAAAGACTAATTAAGTCTAAGACATACTGATTAAGGGCATGGATGATCTCCCCTCCAGTAGTAAAAAACATCAACTAAGTTCTGACCTTCATAAACGAAGCTATCCAGTACAGTTTTACTGTTATCTATAATTGTTTCTGGTCTGCTGAGTACATATTCTTTTGTAAGGGTCCAAAGGTGGGTAGGAACAGGTTGCATTCCGTTTTCTATCACATGATGAATCTTTTCATAATCGCTTGTTTGCGCTATACCATTTATTTTAATAAGCATCATAAGCACAACCTTTCATTTGGTTTCCCCTCTCGCGCTCTCCCCTTCCCATCGTCGGCTTCCACCTCCTCTTAATCTTTTTTGAAATTCTTTATTAATCATTATTGGACAATGTATTACTATAGTTCGCTTATATAGATTGATAGTTATGTCTATCACTATATCTGCTGCTATAGTTGCTTGTGATAAAAG